CCCCCATGGGTTGTATCAGGATCATACATGATAAGAATATAATCGTCGTATCCAATATATTGTAATACAATTTCCGGCTTATTTTTGGCCTGCAAAGGTGTTAAAAAATCATTAAAATATATAATTTTATTGTTGTATTTCACTTCCATATATTATATGCTGCTAAATAATAATATATAAATTTGTAAAACCATAAAAATTTATATATTCAAATTATATAAGTGATGAATCCTTTAGACAAATTAAAACAAAAAATGATGGTGAAACCAACCGTTCAAGAAAGAGAAAAGGTTCGTGTTGTTATAAAAGGAGAGAAAAAGAGAAAAACGAGTAAAAAAATGGAGGGTCCGGTTATTGAGCTAGAAATAGGAGAAGAAAAGTCCGAACCAGATTCCGCGGATCTTGAAGTTGAAGTCGGCGAGGAAGAAGAAGAGAGAGAACCAAAGCAAAAAATGGTTATTATTGATGCTACTGATCAAGGTTTTGACCGCGCCGCTCTCATGCAAAAACTTGCTGAAAATAAGAAACGAAAGGTAACCATGAAACCTTTGTTAGAAGAAAAAGAGCAAGACGAACCGATTCCAGCGCCTCAAGTGAAAAAGGCAAAAAAGGCGAAACAAGTCCAGAGAATCATTATTGAAGATGATGACGAAGAAAAGGAAATCATTATTCCTAAAAAACAACCCAAAATAATTGTAGAAGAAGAGGAAGAAGAAATTATAGCAGCTCCTAGAAAGAAAGAGAGAAAAACAAAAAAGGTAGAAAAAGGGGTCGCCGTACTTGGTCCCGAGGTCCTTGTTGAAGTTGGTGACACCGCCATCCAACAACGTTTGCCTAAAAAGGGTCTGCCAGTTAATATACGTGTTTCTAGTTATTATATGAACAATCGTGAGATTTTTATAAACTTTATTAATTCTTTATTTGAACCTTATCGTCGTGAGATACAAGACAAAGAAGAAAACATTTCATGTGATACTATTGGCAAAACAAATACTTCATTCTCTCTCCTTACTCACCAGAAGATTGTGCGAGACTATATGAATTTATATACTCCTTATCGTGGGCTTCTTTTATATCACGGGCTTGGATCAGGTAAAACATGTACCTCTATTGCGATTGCGGAAGGTATGAAGGATGCAAAGAGAATTATTATTATGACACCTGCATCTTTGAGAAGAAATTATATGGAGGAATTGAAAAAATGCGGTGATCTTTTATACAAGAAAAATCAATATTGGGAGTGGATATCCATTGATGATAATCCAGATGCTCTTAAAACAATATCGGTTGTTTTAAATTTGCCTATGGAATATATACGAAGACAACGTGGCGCTTGGTTTATTAATATTAAAAAACCATCCAATTATGAAGAATTAACCACTAATGATAAAAAAACATTGGATGATCAGTTAGATGAAATGATACGCAACAAATATACGTTTATAAATTATAACGGTCTCCGCATGTCACGATTGAAAGAGATGACAAATGATTTCACTAGAAATTTGTTTGATAATTCGGTGGTGATTATTGACGAAGCACACAATTTGATCAGTCGCATTGTCAATAAAATTAAAAAAGAAAAGGATGTCCAAGAAGATGAACGTGGAGAGAAAGAATTACCTGCAAAATATATGGCTACCAAATTATATGAATATTTGTTGAGTGCTAAAAATGCTCGTATTGTTCTTCTTTCTGGAACACCTGTCATTAATTATCCAAATGAGTTTGGCATTCTTTTTAATATTTTACGAGGCTACATCAAAACATGGTACATACAACTTGATGTCAAGACAACAAAAAAAATAGACAAAAATTCTCTCTCTGAACTCGTAAAAGGAGAGAAAAGCCTTGACTATCTTGATTATTCTCCTTCAAGCAAAATACTCACTATCACACGTAACCCATTTGGGTTTAAAAATAAAATCAAAAAGGATATTGGTTATCAGGGCGTTAGTAATGTGAAAAAAACAGAAACAGGCACACAAGAAATTGATACAGATTACATAAGTGACGACGATTTTGAACGCAGAATAATAAGTATTTTAAATAGAAATGATATTGAAGTCATTCCTCAAAGCATTAAAATTCGCAATAAAAAAGCACTTCCGGATACGTTTGAATTATTTGAAGGTCAATATATTGATAGTGTCACTAAAAAGTTAAAAAATGTAGATGCACTCAAAAGAAGAATTATAGGATTATCTTCTTATTTCAGAAGCGCTCAGGAAAATCTATTACCTCGTTTTAATAAATTGCTTGGAGTAGATTATCATATTGTGAGAATACCTATGAGTGATGTTCAATTTAAATTATACGAAGGATTTCGTCGCATAGAGAGAAAAATGGAAAAACAAAGAAAGAAGCCTGGATTAAAGGACGATTATGAACCTACTTCCACACATCGTATTTTTTCGCGTTTATTATGTAATTTTGCCATTCCGGATCGTCCTACGCCAGCAAAGAAGGTAAATATTCAAGGTGAATTGAAGAGAGGAGAAGAAGGCGAAGAGAGAAAAGAAGGTGACCAAGATGAAACCTTATTTAAGGATCTTCTAAAGGCGGAGACGGCAAAAGATGTCAGTAATGAAGAGGAAGGTGAAATAGAAGGCGACCAAATTCTAGATGAAATCGGAGGCACCGATTATAAAGAGCGACTTCAAAATGCTATTAATAATATTGAAACCCATGCGAATGATTTTTTAACACCTGAAGCCTTACAAACCTATAGCCCTAAGTTTTTACACATACTGGAAAATATTAAAGATCCAGAATATATAGGTCTTCACTTAGTGTATAGCCAGTTTAGAACAGCAGAAGGAATTGGTCTTTTAAGTCTTGTATTAAATAAAAATGGGTTCGCGCGTTTCAAAATAAAACAGGATGCAACGGGCAATTGGAAAATAAATATTCCCGATGAAGACCTCGGTAAGCCGACATACGCTCTTTATACGGGCACAGAAACCGCAGAAGAAAAGGAAATTATCAGAAATATTTACAACGGTGATTGGGAATATATTCCTACTAATATTGCCAATGAATTGAAAAAAATCGCCAATAACAATAACATGGGTGAAATTATCAAGGTCCTTATGATTACATCCTCTGGTTCTGAGGGCATTAATTTAAAAAATACTAGATATGTCCATATTACAGAGCCATATTGGCATCCTGTGCGTTTAGAACAGGTAATCGGTCGTGCAAGACGTATTTGCAGTCATAAGGCACTTCCTCAGGCATTGCAAACCGTGGAGGTATTTGTTTATTTAAAAATATTTTCAGAGGCGCAAATTAAATCCGATGATGCTATTGAATTGAAGCGTCATGATTTGAGTAAGGCTACCCCCAAGGTTCCTTTTACAAGTGACCAATATTTATATGAAATATCAGAAATCAAAGCTAATTTGACGAGACAATTGACGGATGCCATTAAAGAATCATCATTTGATTGCTATATTTATTCTAATGGCAATTGCATGAATTTTGGCGATCCAACCAATCAGAAATTTTCCTATGTTCCTGATTATGCAGAGCAACAAAGTGATATTACTGTTATGGCCAATAAACAGAAAATAGAGTGGGTAGGAAAACCAATAACTCTTAATGGTATTGAATATGTTTATCGTCGTATTAGTCCAAAGGTATTGAATATTTATGATAAAGCAAGTTATATGCAAGCATTAGAGAATTCTGGAATTATGCCTGTTCAAATAGGAACATTAGAGATTAATGAACGCGGCGAACAAGTCTTCAAACAATTGGTTGTTTAGATATAATTTTAGAAAATTATTTACATTTTAAATATATATATTATATTAAATGTTTGATTGTGTGATACTTATTCCTTATAGAAATAGGAAGGAACATCTTGATTATTTTTTGCAAAATTCATGGCCATTATTGAAACAAAATTTACCCAATTCAAAATTATCAATTATAGAACAAGAAGAAGGTAAATTATTTAATAGGGGAAAAATATTAAATGTTGGTTTCAAAGAATATATGGACAAAACCAATTATTTTATAACTCATGATGTTGATGTAAATCCATATGAAAAAACAATTCATTTATACAAAATTGTTCCGAATAATAATGAAGTGGTTGGTATTTTTTCATCGCCTTGTATGACATTAGGAGGAATTATTAAAATATCTAATGAAATAATCAAAAAAATAAATGGATTTCCAAATAATTACTGGGGATGGGGAGTTGAAGATAGGGCATTATACAATAGAGCAAAACATTTTGGGATGAATATTCATTATAATATTTTTTCAAATTCAAAAGAAGCAACAAGTATGTTTAATAGATTTAACAATATAGATGACAGGAAAAGAGATAATAATTTTTCACAAAGAACTCATTTTGAATATAGCATGTTTCATGAAATTAATAGGGAAGAACAATACAATCATATAATGAGAAGCGGATTAAATAATTTAGAATACACTATTTTAGAGAGAATAAATTTGCAGGATGATGTTGAAATAATCAAGGTTTCTATTTAATAATTTTATTTTAGACATTTATAAAATTATTGACTTGTTGTTTATTAGTTATAATTATTATATATATATTCATCATCCCACTTATTATGTCTGTGTAATTTAAAGCCCTTAGATGTTAATAAATTATTAATTTTATTTTTATAGCTAGTAATATTTCCATGTTCAACTGTCAAAAATTTAACTTTATGCCTATTGAAATCCCATGTTTCTAAAATTGAATATTCTGCTCCTTCTACATCAATTGATACATAATCTATTGAATATATATTTCTTTCACTTAGTAATGTATTTATATTAATTGTCTTTACATAAATTTCATTTTTTGTTCTATATGATTTTTCAAATGCAACAATACTTTCAGGCTTTATGTCTTCTTTAATTGCACCAAGTTGCTCTTTTCCTCCAAGTATTTCGTCGCCCATAGGGATTATAAAACAAACCAAATCATTGTCTTTTTTATATAATGCTTTATCACACATATAACAATTTCTATTTGCTTTACATTTTTCTACTAAATTTGGGTTACATTCTACTATTATTCCATCCCAATATAAATTTTTTTCTAGAAAATAAGTATTGCTTCCAGTTATTCCATCATAGCCGCCAATTTCTATAAAAACACCGTTTTGCTTATATTTTATTATATTTTCTATAAAATATTTGTCTTGCTCAATTTGAGAATAAAATTTAAGTTGTTTTCCTTGATAATTTTCGGTATGATTATCAACATGATTAATTAAAGATTTTACTATATTAACTAATTTAATTTGGTAATTAATGTCGTTAAAAAATATTTTTGTAACATTCTCCAATTCATTATAATTTATGTCAAAATTTATATATTTATTTAATAATGACCAATATTTTTTGAACAATTTTGCACCTTCAAAATAACTTCTAAATAATTGTACATTATGTTCAGGGTCAAGTAAATGAATTGTTCCATTTTTATCATAATTTGATGCACTTCCATGAGGCGCTAATAATAAATCTTCTATAACAGTTTTTATGTTAGATATTTCTGATGTATGTTTATATAAATAATTTTTAATATATGAATCATGTGATAAAAAACACATGAAATAATAACAATCATTAAGATTTAAACTATTAAATGTTCTTCCAGAACCTTGCAAATCAAAAACAAATTTTTTTCCTATTATAGAATTTATTTTATTTACTACAATGTCTTTATTATTTTTAACTAATAAACGGCTGAAATATAAATATTCAGTTTTATCTGATGGAAATAAAATATTATAAAATTCATGAAACCAATATCCATCGCGAGATAAAAATATAATAGTTTCTATGTTATTTTTTTTGCATATATTTTTAATATTTAAGCAAACAATAAGTATAAACGGTAAGACATATTCAAAAAATGGTACAGTTAATTCATTATGATAAGAAACAGATAACCGTAATGCTCTTATAGAGTATGCTAAATATTTATTTATTTTTAATATATCCTTTTCTACTGAATTTAAACCAACATTATTCACATGAATTGCATTAATATTGTTAGCGATTGGATTTTTATAATCACTTATATAATTGTCTCCGTAATGTAAATTTATTTTTGAAACAATTTCTTTATTTTTCCAAAAAGAGTTATCGCTTTTGCCGGAATATGTTACATACAATTTATTTTCTAAAATTTTGTGCTTATTAATTAACTTCATTATAAATTCTTGTGACAAATACATGTCACTAACTAATATATCATTTGTTTGAACCATGTTCAAATTTTCAATAATTGGAAATGATAAATCAAACTCTAATGTTAATTCTAAATTTTTAATTTCTTTCATACCAAAACCATAATATTTTTCTAACAGTATGTAAGTTTCGTCAAAATTTTTTGTTTGGCTTTCAAATTCTATTCTTTTATTTTTACACCTTTTCTCATTTAAAATGCCCTTTTTATGGGAATGAAAAAGTGTAAAGTCAATAGTAGGAATTACACCTACGATGGTCCAACTTTTTCCATTGAGAGTGCAATGGTGAAGGACGCTTTAGTGATTTACTACACTCCTCATTATGAGACTCATTTGTTTGTCTTCGGGACTCACTCATAAAGATTCATTGTGTGAAGTTGGAAAAATCAAGGAAACCATTACTTATGTTATCAAAACATTTTGTCTTTATATTGTTTTACAAAATATTAAATGGGCATTTTAAATGAGAAAAGGTGTAAAATTAGATAGGCATTTTTTATTCTCTATTATATCAAATATGTTATGTCCCTCAAAACATAACCTTCCTACTAAAGTATCAAACACATCAAATGATGTTATTTTCATTATATAATATATAATAAAATATTATAATTCAACTATAAATGTAGTTAAAAAATGCACAAATTTTGACAAGAATGTTATAGTTAAAATAATAAATGTAAAAATAAAATGCATCTAAATAATCTACTCCTCAACCCCAAAAATCGCATCCATATAGTCAATAAATTCAATCTCATGCGCAGCCGCCATTTTTTCAACGCGATCAGGATTCAAAATGTATTTATTAAGGTCGTGATAAAATTGTCTATTGTTTTCTTTCATTCTTTCATAATCTGTTGGAGGCATCCTATCTAAAATATATTCCAACTCGGCGACTACATCAGTAAAGAATGCGTCCATACAATGTATATCATCGTCTGTATTATCATATCTTCTGAAACTGCGTTTAATCTCCATATATTCTTGAAATAGTTCTATGAAATGCATCATATTTTCTTCCGGATATTTGAGAAAGTTTTTTAATATAGTGAGCTGCTCTCTGTTCTCCGGGTTATATAGATCTGCATCTGACTGAAGCGCTGATATCCAACGCATATGCGATGTTAAAAATTGACGGAAATGTTCAAATCTTGCAGTTTCTCTGAATGTCTCCAAAATATCTAGAAGTATATACCGTGTATAATTTGGCTGGTCATCAAAATCATTTGTTGTCTCCATTTTAAGAAAGTTGATTTTTTCAATGTTTTATCGTTGCCTATTTTTCATGGAAGTTTAAAAAAGCATTTCAATTTTTTTAATTTTATATTTTTTTTGTGTCCACTAAAAATTTATTTTTTACACAGTAATAAAATTTAATGTCAATCATTTGCAATAATCACATCCAAATAATCAAAGAATTCAAGACCAAACCTGCGAGATATTTTTTCAACGCGTTCCGGTTTCAATACTACTTTATTCAGTTCGTGATAAAACTCACGGTTTTTTTCTCTCATGTTTTCATAGTCATTTGGAGGCACTCGCATCAAAATATCTTCCAATTCGGTTACTATTTCAGTAAAGAAATCCGCACTAGAAATGGCATAAGCTTCCTCCATGGTGGTGAAACGAAATGAACCCCCGGTTTGTTTTTGAATAAAAGCTTCTTTCATTCGTAAATGATCGTTACACGTGTCAAAGTTATATTGTGGAATGATCGCATCCGGATCCTTTAGAAAGTTTTTTAAATCAGTAACACGCTCTATATTGAACGGATCATAAAAATCCGCATCACTATTCAGAGTGAGTAACCAATTCCTATAGGGAATTAGAAAGGTACAAAAATATACGTTCCTTGTATGTTGTCGGAATAAATACAAAATGGCGAGCAATTCAGTTCGTAATTTGTCGTTTGACTGCATTTTATTCGTCTTGTTATTATTCTTTGCATTTTATTAAAAAGCATTTCATTTTTTTATTAAATAAAAAAATGAAAAAATGTAAATCAAAATATATTTATCATATATGGATATAAAAAATTAATCTATAAAATAACTAAACGAATGGCTATTTATTTTAATAAAACATTGTTTTGCGGTTGTAAAATTGTGGCAGCTCAAAGTAGAGAAGAGAAAGGCTGTATATTTCTTGTGCATCACACATACAAATGGGTGTGCGATGAATGCTTTAAATTGCCAACTGAAACCCTGGATGCTAGATTGGAAAATATGAAAAAAAATGATGACAAAATATATGTGACGGTTATTAATGGCTGGTATAGATCGCCTTCTTCACCAACAGATTATTCAAGTGTTGTAAAGCGAGGATACGCCTCACTTTAAAATATAAATAATTTTACACCATTTCACTTTTTTTGCGCAATAAATCTAATATGATATTAATATTCGCATTTATATCATCTACTTTCATATTCAAATCATCAATTTGTTTTTGAAAATTAGGGGTGGTAGGCTCTGGAATTGTTAGTTTTTTCAACCGTTTAAACAAATCTACTTCTTCCGAATCATTATTAGAAGTAAAACTATCATTTGTTTGATAATAAACTTGATCTTCTCCCCATGTGAGTTGTTTCTTGGGGCTATCTGTAGGCAATTCTATGACATCATTTTGAATAATATTTTTATCCAATTCTTGATTATCAATTTTAATATATCGGATTTCGTTATTTCTTGGTAAATCTGGTCGTGTATTTACTGGTTTTAAATTTTTTGACAATGTACTTTCTGCGAATTCTTTTTGCATCAATTTCTCATTTTTAATAGAGGTTTCTAGAGGCTTTAAAAAATCTGGGTTACCATTTTGCTGCGCATTAGTTATATTATAAATATCATAATTACGCTGAGCGGTCATTTGTTTTAAAATATCTTCCATATTTTTCAGAGGCTCATCCTTTGTTTTATCCGAAAATTCAGGCACCTGGGGTTTTGGCAATGACATGGAACTCTCAAATTCATTCTGTCTTTTTTCGTAATCTTTATCAAATTGGCTTCTTTTCTCTTGTTGAAACACTTCGTGTGTTAAAGCTTGCGGAGCCAATAATTTTTCCGGTTTTTGTATTTTGCTCGCCGGAAGTTGCTTAATAAAATTCAAAATCGCTATCATGTATTTTTTATTCAAATCTACGAGTGATTTTGCACTCATTTTTTCGGCGTGATAAAATGCTTCAATATTATTGATAAACATTTGGGATATATTACGTTTCATATCATTGGGTTTGTTTTTGAATAATTCTTCTTCTGTAATTAAATCCCACAATATTTTTATATTGTCATCGCTTAAAAATTGTTTGACTGACATTGCTAATATATAAATAATAATTAAAGAAATTTATTTATATACTTTTTCTCTCAAAGCTTCTCATTAAAATATATTTTCCTGAATTGTTGCATATATTCATCCTTCAATATATGCGTTTTAAAATAATGATCTGTCATCTTATCTTCTAGCATATGCACAATAAAAAATATACTATAAATGCCGCATTCAGTATTTCCGTATTGATGTTCTACTGGATAATTCTGGTCAAATTTGAATTTAATCTTTGGATTCATTTTTAAGCCCTGGGCTTGAATTCTCTCTACAAGCTTCATTACTTCTGGCGGAATTTGGTCGCCAACACTATCAAAAAAGAAAATTCGTTTCTTTTTCACATTCACAAACATGCTCATCCAGTGTTGTCCTGGTTTATCATGAGGATCCGTATTAAATATAATTCCTATTTTTGTCTTTCCCGCTTTTACCAGTTTTTCCAAGTTAAAATTACACAATTCTTCCCAAACACATTCACCATATAATGTTTTTGTATCAAAATCAATCGGGGATGGCCCCATAAAGTCAAAACACTTGTATGCCCTTTCATATTGCTTCATAACTTTGATAATGTCTACACTTGATAACCATTCATTCGGATTTTTCTTCCATTCTTCAGGCCATTCCGGCGCAAATGAATCCTCCATCTCACTGCTTACTTTTCCGAATGCACCGCGTTGTTTTAACCAACATGATTCGTTATTACAAACATCACTCAAATACATAGATATTTTGTGATGAATTTCTTTGGGGTCATTCGTTTCTATTTTTGCGTCAGGATGACGGGCATTCCATAAATCGCGGAGTTTATATAGAGATTTATCTGTATAACATGTAAAATCATTTATCTCGTTCTTATCCTTTGGACTGCAATTTATTTTTTTTATTTGGGCTCTTTCAATTTGTGACTTTTTCGTCTTCCCTTGGAACCCTAAATGTTTTCTATTACTTCGGTGTTTCCTGTTTTTCTTTGTCATTTGTTTCTTCATACTTATTATGCAGATTTTTCTTTTTATCTTTGGCTATAACCCCCTTCATTTTGAGTGAAGGATCCTTTAAATCTATGTTTTTCTGTTTTGGCAGTATCATTTTCTTTTTATTTGCAGTTACCTTCTTCTTGACAAAGTGGTCTAAGGTATTATTTGCGGGAAGTTTAATGGAACGTATTAGCAATTTATCAGCTTCTTCCTTTGTTAAATGATCATCATTTAACTCAGGTATATCATTTCCAATAAGAACACTTTCTTCAATATTTTGATAATCAGACTGAATAATATCACATGTATCTGTATTTTTGAAATGTGTGATACATGTTTTCACAAAATTGTCAAACGCGTATTTGACATCTGGAGGAATACTTATACTATTTAAATTGTTACTAGCATCTTTTTCAATAAGTAGATCTTTTACTAAAGTATAAATCCTTTTGCGATAAAATTTTTTGTCTTTTTTATTGGCCGATTTACACATTTTACTTTTTAAATGACTATTTAATAAATCTCTATTTAGCAAACAATCAAGTGTCACTTGATTTACAAATGTCTCAGACATTATAATAAATATTATTACTTTTATATCTATTTTTATCGCAATAATATTTATTTTATACTTTTTGGTTTTATATCTAGCATGCCAGTTAAAAATACATTATTTTGTTAGGTCACGCACCTGCACACGCGTAGGATTGTTAAATAACTCGGATCCGATCACTTGATCATTTGGATTTGGATTAAAATCGCAAAAATTTGACTGTTCAAAAAGCAATGAATGGGTTTGAGGTGTTGGGCTTGGCTTAAAACCATATGTATATAAATCACTATTACTATTCGGAACATAAACAGCTTGACTACACTTTTGAAGCGCATATATTTGATTTCTCAATTCTGACTCCGTATTTATATTTGTTGCGAAGCCGGACCATGGAGCCTCTCTATTTCCTGGGTTAAAAACCCTGCTCACATTATAGGTGGGCTGATTGATAAGATTTACAGATAATTCTTTCCTAGGATCCACAATAGGAAAATAAGAATATTTCGTCATCACCGGGCGAACATCTATATAAGGCTGCAACATTTGGGACGGAATATTTCTGTCATATATTCTCTCATTTGTTTGTTTATGAATTTGCGAAACACATGGGTATCTTTGGTTGATCATTAATATTATTAAATATTATTTTATTTTATAATATTTTGCAAGAGAATTATATTCTAAAACAACCTAAAGCTATCTATATAATTTTTATATATTGAATATGTGTGGTATTTTTTCCATTCTAAATTATGAAGGAACCATTATTTCACCAGAGGAAATGATTAACGAGTTTTCAAAAGGGATGAATAGAGGTCCCGAATTTTCTATTCTTGACGGCGATTATCCGCAAATGAATATGGGATTTCACCGTTTGGCAATTAATGGTCTAAATAATGAATCTAATCAACCGTTGATTATCAATGGTGTTGCTCTTATATGCAATGGTGAAATATATAACTACAAACAAATTTACAAAATGATTGGAGTTGAGCCTGTTACAGACTCTGATTGCGAGGCAATTATTCATTTGTATATTCGTTATGGAATGGAATACACCCTTAATGCATTGGACGGAGTATTTTCGTTTATTTTGTTGGATAATAGGGAATCTACTAAAAAGTTGTATGTAGCACGCGACCCTTTTGGGGTGAGACCATTGTATCAGGTTACACTTATGGAAGAAGGTGCAAGCACCAAGACCATTTATGGATTCGCGTCAGAACTGAAGTGCTTACAACATTTTTATAATAAGGATTTTGTATTCAAAGAAATAATACAGTTTAAACCTGCAACATATAGTGAATTCATTCTTCCCCATAACGATTTTTGGGTTCAAAAAACATTTAATGCTCCTTATTTTATTCCGGCCTTTTCCCAAAGTCTTATTCTTAACGAGCATACTCAAAAACCTTTTATCATGAATATGTTTAACAATATTTCGTCACTACTTAATGCGGCTGTCACTAAACGATGTATTGCAACTGAACGTCCTGTCGCATGTCTTCTATCAGGCGGGTTAGATAGCAGTCTTATTGCTGCTCTTGTGAATAATTATTATCGTTCCAGAAATCCAAACCATAGAATAGAAACATACAGCATTGGTCTTAAAGGGTCGGAAGATCTTAAATATGCGAAAATTGTCGCTACTTATTTAAACACACAACATACTGAAATTATTGTAACGGAAGAAGCAATGGCGAATGCAATTCCGGAAGTGATCCAGGATATTGAAAGCTACGATACAACCACCGTGAGAGCAAGTATTGGAAATTATCTGATTGGAAAATATATTTCTAAACATAGTGAAGCAAAAGTAATTTTTAATGGAGATGGATCAGATGAATTATTTGGTGGATATTTGTATATGAATAAATGCCCAGATGATTTGGAATTTGACAAAGAAACGCGCCGACTTTTGCACGATATTTACCTATTTGATGTATTGCGTTCAGATAAGTCCATATCTTCGCATGGTCTTGAACCACGCACCCCCTTTTTGGACAAGACATTTGTAAATTATGTACTAACCATCCCTCCTTATTTCCGTAATCATAAAAATATTGATAAATGTGAAAAATTTATCCTAAGAAAAAGCTTTGACAGAGAAAACTTTTTGAACTATGAAGGTGGAGAACTATTGCCTGAAGTCATTCTTTGGAGGAAAAAGGAAGCTTTCAGCGACGGCGTTAGTTCTCATGGACGATCATTATATGTAATCTTACAAGAACATATTGCAACTCAACTAAACACAAATAATTTTAATAAACATGAAGATTACAAACCATCTATAGAGACAGAAAAATATTATTATAGGAGTATTTTTGAGAATGCATTTCCCAATTGCGCTCATATATTGCCTTATTTTTGGATGCCAAAATATACAAATGCGACAGACCCTAGTGCAAGAACATTGGACATTTATTCATCTACTTAAAAAAAAGCACTACTATATTGTAAAATAAAATTATCATTTTATAATATGGGCGAAAAAATGGAATACCAAGAATTTCTTTATGACTTGGTTGTATATAGTACATATTTTTTATACATTTTAGCTGCTTTAGGATTATTCGCTGCCGCGCCAGAATATTTATCTACTCTTGACAAATATACTAAAATGTATGTGTCATTATTTTTAATTTATCGTTTTAATCCTCTAAGAGAGGTGAAATTCACTAGTTTAGATAAGAAAATAGGATTTTCAGCTGGCATATTTATTCTAACTACGACTGCACTTAATCAAATGTTGGAATCATTTAGAGGACAATTACGTAATGTTGCAATGTCATTGAATCCTTTTAGAAGTCTTACTTCTCAACCTATGTAAATTTCGTCTTGTGACATTTTTTTTAACACGATAAAAAAAGTCCTCCAACTGATTTATTATTTCTTTACTAGTAATCGTTTCTACTTCCAATTCTTCCGGATCTTTTAAAATAGTTGCATATTTGTATTCAGACAAATATTGGTTCATTAAAAATATGAATTCACTCTTGTTTATTATAGTATTCTTGAATTTACTATTCAATAGTTTATTTATCATAATGTCAAAATCCAAATCATGAAAATAAGGCTTCAATTGTATATAATAAACAAACCTATTATCCATATTTTTATAATAATGATCATCCAAATAACATATATGTGTCGTAATTGGCAATTTAGTGCAGCGAATAAAATCGGTGTGTTTTTTTTCCTTGGATGTGCGGCATATTTCTATAATCTTTCCATCTACCTTAAATGCTGCAATAATCTGATCAAATAATTTATAATTTAATTTATTCTCAAAATATCCTGTAATATGATGAGCCCATTCTTTTTTCCCTGTATTATTTGTATATATCATCATTTTACGACAGCATCTAGTATGTTTTTGTTGTTTCAAAAAAGAAAGTATTTCAACTATGTTAGGTCTCAAAAATTCCGGATATAAATCTAAAATATAATTGAATTCTAACTGCGTTAGTTTTGGCTTTTTCATAAATATCATATATTGATTTAAGCACTCCCAAAATATACTAAATTGTGTAAAATAACCTAGAGTTTCATCCATATCAAATACTACTATTTTCATACTATATTATTGCAATTTTATAAATTAGGCAAAATAAATGATTTTATAAAAAATTATATTTTATATATATAGATTAGTAACTTATGGGAACTAAAATAACAGATAAAGAATATGAAAAGATTCTGAAATTTTACAAAGTCCCTATACCCAAATCAAAACGTTTATTGAAAAAGAAAGCAGAAAAAATATTAGGACAAAAATTATGTCCCCGTATCAAAAAGGTAGGTTTAGACGATGAATCCAAATCCATATCTATATGCACACGAACCATTTTAAATAGAAAGGGTTTTACACGAGGACGTTTTAAATGCAAAAATGGATCTCAAATTACATTAAAAAAAATGAAAAAAAACAAAACCCGCAAAATAAAAAGGTCCGGAAATTAAAAATAACTAATTATAATATAGTTGGTCATTTTTAGTTATTTTAGTTATTTAGGCATTTATTTTGAAAGATGATCAAGCGCGTTTAATAATACAAGTTCTTGAGTAGTTAGTTTTTGAAATATTAAATTTTCATCCAGTTTAATCTGAAAATGCTTTGAATTAAATCCTGGAGTTTTACAAACTAGTCTTACACCGTCATCCATAATTTTCATTTCACAAAAAATGGCTCCTTTCGTCAAGACAATTTTTTCAGGGTCATCAATTGGTATCCATCTTATGTATGTTCCATATTTTAGATCATTCATCTCGTCTATATATCTGTATTCTCTAAGTTTATTCATCATTGCCAATGTTTCTTCGCGAGACATATGCAATTCTTTTAAAATCTCTATGTTCATTTGTCTTATTTTTTTTGTATTTAAATCCAATAGTCCTTCATTAGCATTATCATCCAATGCTTTTAATAATTTTTCCACATCCATTTATAATCTTATATTTATGCTATAATTATATTTTTAAGTTTCTAAAAAATATAATTTTTACACACTTCGCTTTTCAGTCGCTTTGCTTTTCAGTCGCTTCGCTTTTCAGTCGCTTCGCTTTTCAGTCGCTTCGCTTTTCAGTCGCTTCGCTTTTACCAAGATCCAAATGAGCCACCCCCTAAAACTGAATTTGCTGCCATAGGACCTTCAAAGCTTTCCATCCCTGGAGTTGCCGCATTCACCAAAGGAGTAGTATCTTGACGATGCATTGCGTTAAAATCTGGCATTTGAGGCGCCATTGCGGTTTGCATTGCTACATCCCCTGCCATACTAGTAGGAGGTAGTGAATTTATACTCGTGCCATCTGTAAAAGTTGGTTGTGTTATCATTTGACTCTGACCGGAAATAGGCTGGCTCACTTTTACAGTAGATTGTTTTCCGTTCTTTTTCTTCTTTTCACCACTATCTGTTCCATTCCACAAATCATAAAGACGCTCAACTAGAATATTCACCTTCTCACCCAATTTTGTCTGCAAACTAAGAGTAATCATTAGAACTGCTAAAACAATAAAATGAATACTAAATGTTTCAGGGTATTCTATTTCACTATAAGTAGGAATAAAGGTAACCACGCGGTTGATTAAAAATAACCCAAAAAACATTGCGATTATTTGAATGATTACTTCCGCTGCAAGTTCTGCACTACTCTTATTATCGTCTGCCTCTGGAACATATTTTGACATTACCTTGTTGAGGGCGACAATAGGAATGATAGACAATAAAGTATATTGTAACAAGTTCAACATTTCGCATTTTGAATCATTATCAAAGTTGAAAACATATTTAAAAAAACTCTTTTTTGAATCGTCTGAATTATCCATATTTTATAAAAAGAAATTAAAATAACAAAATTGTATAATAAGTATTTAAAATTACCTCTAAATATTTAATTAAATGAAAAATCTCGGCATTAGTCCCGTTTTTCTCTCTGGCATCCCTTTAAAAAAGAAGCATGAGGAATATCAATACATTGAACTTCTTAGAAAGATTTTGCAAGAAGGTACTGATGAAATTGGGCGTAATGGCAAGACTAGATCTGTATTCGGGCATATGATGCGTTTCTCTCTTAAAGACGGGATCATTCCTATTTTAACCACGAAAAAGGTTGCATGGAAAACCTGTTTGAAAGAGCTATTATGGTTTATTCGCGGTGAAACTGATAATAAGATTTTACAGTCCCAAGGTGTTCATATTTGGGATGCAAATGCTTCTAAAGAATTCATGGAAAGCAGAGGATTATCTCATTATGAAGATGGGCTTCTTGGCCCGTTGTATGGCTGGCAATGGAGACGATTTAACGCGCCTTATGACCCTAAAACTGGCAAAGTAGCCGATTATGACGATGAATTTATGAATATGGTGGATCAGCGCGACAAAGGTGTAGATCAATTACAACAAATTATTGACGCTTTGAAGGATCCCAAAGAGAGAACGAGTCGACGCCTTGTTATGTCTGCCTGGAATCCTTGTCAGCTAGATCAAATGGCTCTTCCACCTTGCCATATTTTGTGTCAGTTTAATGTGCATGATGGCAATAAATTGAGCTGCGCTTTGTATCAGAGATCGTGTGATTTTTTCTTAGGAAGCAGCTTTAATATCGCATCATATTCATTCTTAACACATTTATTGGCAAAACATTGTGGATTAGAAGCGCATGAGTTTGTTTATTTTATGGGGAACGTTCATCTTTATGAAAACGCCATTGAGGCAGCTGAATTGCAGATTACAAGAGAACCATTTCCTTTTCCTATGGTTTCTATAAAGCAAGTTAGAGAGAACATAAATGATTATCAAGTGGAAGACTTTGAAATCAATAATTATCAATCTCATGATCCTATTAAAGTTGCGATGATAGCATAGTTGTTTCTTCAACATATTTATAATTATCAAATTTAGGATTTTTGGATTTAAGACGCCATAGTATGGTTGGTGCTGGTTTATTGAGTTGTCTTGCTGCTTCTGTAATAGATATATATATATTTCCATCAATTGAAATTTTAATAGTATTTGGAGGAAGCCTACCTTTATTTTTTTCTTTAATTTTTTCTATTGTTTCTTCTGAATGATGTTTTCCAAAAAAATGATTGTCTTCACCAGTATATTTATTTTTTCTACTCTCAGATAATTTTTGTTTTGTTTCTTCTGTATGGTTACGACCTTTAAAGTTTGTATTGCCTGTTTTGGCGATAGAATTATTTTTTTTAACTTCATCTGTATGCGTTTTTCCATACATTCCATTTCTTTCTCCAGATTTTCCATATTTTTCTCTTCTTTCTTCTGGTGTCATTTTACTAATCGTTTCTTTATATGATTTAGAAATTTTTTCTCTAATTTTTTCTTTATCAGGATGATGCGTCATTAAATCCCCTCCACTATTATTGTAATTTAAGTTATAAAGAACATCACGAATACTTAAATCAGTTAAATATTGCAATTCAATTTCTTTAGCTTCTTCTTCTGTATCGCATATATGAATTATATCATATTTGAATTTATCTTCACCATCTAGATTGTAAGCTCTTTGTAAAAATATATTGTCGTGACAATTTTTTTTAAGTTTGCTACGATGAACGCAAAATCTTCTATCAATATTAGTTGAATACCCAATATAATACCTACCAGACAATGCATTCGTTATTTTATAAACTCCAATAATTGGTTGTTTATCTTCCATTTTATATATATTTAAGAAAATATTTATATGGTTTTCTAAGAAAAACATATAATCGCCTAAATATTTTGGTTCAAAATTTTTTCTTGTTGCATTTTCGCCTTTTTATTTAAGTATGCTGTTCTTGCCCATTTCTTTTTTTGTTCTTCTGTTGGTTGATATGTCAGTCTATATTCTTTTGTTTTTTGTTTAATTTCTTCTTTATTATTTTCATAATACGTTTTTTTATATGCAGGAGCCGTATATTTTTTCAAATGTTCCTTGGTTTCTTCTAATTCTTTAATTAATTTTTCATTTTCTTCCCTCAACAATTTATTTTCCTTTAAAAGTTCTTCCGTATTCATTAACATATTATTACATGTTATTTTTATATAATTTTAAACTATATAATAGTACAATAACGATCCTATTAAGGTTGCGATGATAGCATAAATAATATATTTGATATATATATATATATATATATTATGGTTGCACCGCCTCCACCTCCCCCACCTCGTTTCATGCCTCCTACACAATATCCTAGTTTGCCATCTAGACATTTTTGTCAAACTGGAAGTTTAGCAGAAGGTGAAAGATATCATCCAGATCTTCATAATATGGGAACCACTCCAAGAGAGAGATGCGCTCATTTTTACCCAGAATACGCAGGAGGAAAACGAAGAAAAAGACATACTAATAGAAAGCGCAAAACTCGTAAAAATAAAAAATCAAGAAAACATCGCAGAAAATCACATCGTCGTCATTAGTATTTTGATTGCTTCTTGAAATGAGGTTTTTCTTGAATAATGTATTTTATACTCATAATCCGACAGCTTGAAAAGAAAATTCCTATTTGGACAAATAATAAATCTTCTCTCTTTTACAAAGATCAATGCTTCTTTCAAATTCATATGTTCATATCTCATCAAATAAGCAATGACGATAGTCGCAGACCTACTTACACCTGCCATACAATGCACAAGTACAGTCTTACCTTTTATAATATATTCGTAAATTAATTCTGTTATTTCATGAAAATAAATAGATATATCATGATCTAATGTATCCTCTATATCATATTTATGTATTTTCATAGTTGCCTCTATATCTTTACTGAAAATTATACCTTTAGCTACACAAACAATTATATCTATATTATTCTCTCTAATGAAGTCCATATTATTTGCATCCCACATATCTCCCAAAAATAATTTGCCTTTTAGTATTTCAGTCATATGCTATATCCATATATTGTTATATTTTTATATATTTTAGCATTTTTAGATATAATAAAAATTTTGTGCGTAAGCAATTTAAAAACAAAGTGTGCAATAATAATATTAAATGAGTAGTTCAAGATCTATTGCTGCCGCTAGAGCAAGACGTGCAGGAGAACAAGCACCACCTCCACCATCAAGACCAGGACAATCTATTAACTCCCATGCCGCATTTGCTCCTCCACAACAAGTTCAGGGAAGAAATGTTCGTGTTGCCCAGGCACCTATGGCTCCCCCGCCACAACAATATTCGCAACCCACTGAGCCCAAGGTTTCTAAACTTACTGTATCAGATGCAATTGGTCTTATTACATTGCGTCTTGGTCGTGTTGAAAGCATCTTGATTGAAATGGAACATAATAATCAAATGGGCGGCAATCAAATGGGTGCGTCCAATAATTCCGAAGCATCTTATGATAAAACCGCGTTGGCAAATATTGTTGCTCGTTTGGATGCCCTTGAAAAGTCATTAAAGGATATTCCACAGGCCAAAGAAGTATCTTCCATTAAAGAGGCGGTTACAGCATTAACTGTAAAACAATTATCCATTGAGCATAGACAATCCCAAATGGAGAAAGATGTAGGCGATCGTTTTTCTGATTATGAAGTTGCACTAGCAGAACTTGAAAAGCAACTTCCTTTGCCCGACGAAATAGTTTTGACAGAAAATCCCGAGATCCCTACAACAGAAATTAAGTCCGAGGAAAATGAAATTATGACAACAGATCTGAAAAATTTGGTAAAAATGGAATTTGCTGCAGAAACGGATGAACAATAAAATGATTATAATTTGAAAAAGGTTTAAAAGTTAAATCTATTATATTTATAACTATATCATGAAAGTAGTTATAAATGACAATTATCATAAATCTGTTATTGTTGCTCTTTTTAATTTACTGAAGAGTTGCACTAGTTGTGTTTGTACAATGTTTAAAAAAGGCAATCTACATATTCAAGGAATGGATAAAGCACATGTATGCTTATTTGACATCAAAATGGCCAAAAAATGGTTTCCAGAATATATTTGTGATGATGAAATCTATTGTTTTGATACACACACATTTTATAACATTATTAATTCAGCCGGCGAAACGCATAGTATTATTTTGTCTTCCACTGACGATGGAGACAATCTAGATATTGATCTTTTGACAACTCATGGGGGTCTATTCAATAAACATTTTCGTATTCCTTTGATTGATATGGAGTATGAAGTACTAGATATTCCTGAAACCGATTATGACGCAGAATTTTCTATTCATTCAAAGAAAATTTGCGACATTGTAAGTCAGATGACAAGTTTTGGGTCAGACCTTAATATAAGATGCAGTGAAGATAGTTTTGATCTTATCACAACCGGCATCATTGGTGAGATGAGTGTAAAGATACCTATCCATGATTTGACTGCATTTAGCATTAATGAAGGAGAAGTGATTAATCTAAAATATAGTTTGTCTTATATTAACAAAATGTGTTTGACAAATAAACTATCTAATGAAATTGATTTTTTTATTAGCCGTGACTGCCCTATGAAAATCAAGTATGATTTAGGAGAAAACAGTTCTTTTGCTTTCTACATTGCTCCAAAAATAAACGATGATTAGGTCATTCGTTTCCATTGACGAAAATTATTATTATTTTTATTTAAGATCATAAATGAAAATAATAATCGGATTTTTTATTTTTTGTATTGTATTATTTCTATATTTGCACATTCAGTTTCACCTAAAAACGGGAAATGATTTGGAGATGTATGAGATTGAAGAAACTTCTAAGGATAAATTAGAAGAAATATGCGATCTCAGACAACCGGTTTTATTTGATTTTGATAACAAAAAAATTATAGATACTACAAATAAAACATATTTAATAAATAATTATCATGCATTTGAAATAAAAATACGCAACATTAAAGATGCCAATGACACTGAATTATATGTTCCTTTGTCTCTACATTCTTCCATCAAATTATTTGATGAAGATAAAAACGAGTCTTATTTTTCTGAAAATAATACAGATTTTTTACAGGAAACAGGGGTTAAAAAAAATCTTCAATACAATGACGAATTTTTGAGACCTTATATGGTATCTAATTGCGACTATGATATAATGATGGGTTCCGAGAATACTTGGACACCTTTTAGATATGAAATAAATTATCGTAATTATTTTGTCATTACAGAAGGACCGTGCCAGATTAAGCTGGCTCCACCACAGAGCATTAAATATTTATACCCTTGTTACGATTACGAAAATTTTGAGTTCAGATCCCCCATTAATCCTTGGAAAATTCAACCCAAATATGCTGCTGATTTTGACAAGATTAAATGTTTAGAATTCACATTACAAAAAGGAAAAACCATTTTTATCCCGGCATATTGGTGGTATTCATTTAAATTGCACAAAGATACTAGTATTTCATGCTTTCGTTATCGCACTTATATGAATAATTTAGCTATTTCACCTTATATTGCTCTTCATGCACTTCAATTGCAAAATGTAAAACGCGACGTTGTCAAAAAGGTTAGTATAGATGAATTAAATGCAGAAATCAAGGAAAATAAAAAAGAGGAAACCAAAGAAATTGCTAATGTGGTCAATGAAAATGCAAATGATAAAAACGCCGTTGAAGAAACTAAAGCGTCTATGAATGAAATCATACCAAACGAGGCAAATCTAAGTTTTGGTTCAACTTTATAAACTTTGGGCAATTTTTATTCTCAATATAATGTAAATGAAAAGTTTAAAACAGATTTTTCGTTCTCTCTTCGGGAAAACAAGAAAGCGACGGACAAACCGCAAAAGACGTACAAGAAGGCGTACAATGCGCGGTGGATGAGGCGAGATTTCTACGATCATGCCTAAAATGTAAAAAAGAATACAAAAATATTCTGGAGTGACGATTTATTATGTCAAAAAAGACATTCTATTATCTGAAAATAGAATTAAAAAATTTGTATTTAATTATGTTCAAAGATGTATATATGAAAATCATATTATGCCGAAACAATAAAAGCTTCCAAATTTGTTTTTATTGTTATATTCTTTACAATAACCTTTTTTACAATATTTCTACACATAGAGCATGAAATTGTGTTTCTTGGTTTGCATGTTTTTAAAATATTTTCAAAACATTCGCCACAAAATTTATGATTGCAATCTAGTTTTACAAAACATGTTTCCTTTTTTTCTTCATAGCAAATGCCACAATCGCATACTGCATTTTCGTCACATGATGATACATTTAAATCTATATTAATATTTATTTTTGCATCAACATTATGGTGATAATAATTATTATTATTTTGATACGCATATTGAATTAAATTATCCATCAAATAACTAGTTGCGTCATTTTCATCAAATGCAATAAATTCTGAATTGAATATAGATTCTACTAGAGGAGGACGTTCATTATTGAATACATAATCTACTATTTTTTTTATCCAAATGTCTAAATGATCAATATAATTATTATTGTGACCACATTTTCTTATTGCAAAAGATCTCCACCGGTTCAAACTATGTATAGATGTTTGTGTCTTTCTATAAATAAAGACATACACATATGTTTTTCTATCTATGTCTGTAGAATCCGGATTTGACATAACATTTTCTTTTTCATTAAAAAGCATTCCTTCCATCAAATCTAATTGTGGATCATTGCAAGCCAAAACATCATGACCATAACGCTGACAAAATGAACATCTTGTCAAATTATTGCGTATCGTGCGAAACATGTTGAAATGTTGAATAGTTGTTATCATTTTTTGCACGAATTTTATCTGCTTTAAAA